AACTTGGAGTTTTCCTACATTCCTCACGTGATGGCGATGTGCTTTAACAGCATTGGGAACTCTACGGACGAGCAGACGATCTCTCGTGGCGCGCATCTTGCTGCCACCTACCGCCGGCTGCCTGTATCAGACTCCACGTCGATGCAGCTGGGGTTCTGGTCAGCCAAGCTGTCCATGTGGTATCTCCGCCACGGGGATTTTCTCCTAGGCACTGCAAGTACAACCGGCCTGCAGCTGCCACCTGTTCTAGACCAAGACGGTTTCGTCGCTGGCTGGACGCGAAGCTTCATCCTCGTGTCTGGTTTCACGGCGTCCGTGTGGGCGAGCTGCCGCTCCCCCCGCGGGACATTCGACCTTTTGTGTGTCGCGTTCAACCGCGCTACCAGCAGCGTCGGATCGTCTTTCGCCGCCTTCCCTACGGCTTCTGCGTTGGGAACCCACCTCTCTCGTGGGATGGCGGCGATCCGGAGGTCATGGTCGTGGGTTTGGCGCAACGCTTGTATCGTAGCCTCCCTGACGTCCAGAGTCGTGACCTTAGAGCGTTTGCTGCTCATTGCCTGCGTCTACTTCATCGCGAATTTGGCGTACATGATCCTTTTAGTTTCACGGCATGGGCGCGGCGAACGCATTACTCTCTAGAACAGATTGCCGAGTTCCGAGGTCTGATTGAGGACCTCAAGGGTGCACTACCGACCCTAAAACAGCTCAATCAGTACAGCCCGTTCGTCAAGAGCGAGCCGTACGGTACTCCCAAGCCACCCCGTCTCATCCTCGCACCCACGCCCATGATGAAAGCGTTCTTCGGACGATTCATCATGCGCCTCGAGGAGATCATGGGCAAGATGTCTGTGTTTGTCAAGCACACGACACCGGCTGAGCGCATGCAGCGCGTCATCGCGCTTGCTGGTCAGTTTGAGTACTACTACGAGACCGACTTTACTGCCTTCGAGGCTAGTTTTACGCCGGTCATCCAGGATGTGTGTGAGAACGCTCTGTTCTCTCACGTGTTCCGGAACCATCCCGACGTCTGCAAGTTGCAGCGTGCTGTGAATTCAGGCACGTGCTCGCTACGTAGTCGTTCTGGGGTGTCGGCCAAATTAGACGGCCGCCGGAAGTCCGGCGATCCCTGGACGAGCTGTTTCAATGGCTTCTCCAACTACTGTCTGGTGACCTACTTCGCTGAGAAACAAGGTAGCCGGATGGACGGGATTTTTGAGGGTGACGACGGCCTCTTTGGCATGTCCGAGCCTTTCGCCGGAGACTTCACCGTGCTTGGATTCGACGTCAAGATGAAACGTGTTCCCGACCCTCGGCTTGCTGCCTTCTGCGGCTTGACCTTCGGCGACTCGGAGCAGGTCATCCGCGACCCTGTTCGTTTCCTGCAAAAGTTCGGATGGACTTCCTCCCACCTCTTAGGGCCCCACAAGGTCATGCTCGAGCTGCTCCGCGCCAAGGCGTTGAGCGCCCTGCATGAGACCCCACACTGCCCGATCATAGCGGTTGTGGCCCGGGAAGCGCTCATACGCACCCGGTCCAGCAATCCACTGTTCGTCAACGACGGTTACCATGACTTTTCAAGGGTGAACCGTGATGAGCAGACATTGCCCCCTTTTTCTCCTTCAGCGTCTACTCGCCTTCTCTTTGCTGAGACCTACGGCATCCCCGTGGAAACCCAGCTGCTCATCGAGAACATGG